AGCCTTCCACAGCTTGCAGCTTGACACCAGTCACACATTCCCAGGCTGGCAGGTTATATGCATAGCCCGGCATTTTAGATGGGGAGCTTAGGCCGCCGGTTATTTTTTTAGCTTCTTTTAAATTCATATAGAGTCGTGTAAATCTTCTAAATCTTGTTGAATTGGATTGTCATATTTATGTAAATAATACTTATTTAATATTTCAATAATTTTTCTTTTAATTTCTTCTGTATTCATGAGTCTTATATAATCCTATAATCCTATTTTGTCAAGCGCTTGTTGCTTGAAGCTTGCGGCTTGCGGCTTGTTGCTTGTGACTTTTTATTTTTTTTATTCTTCAACTCTAGGTTGTATCGGGCCCTTGCGGGCCCGGTCTTCCAGTTTACAGTTTTATACATTAATTTGTTTTCTTCTTCATGGCAGCGCCTTGCATCTCGATATCATCAGCTGGAAACTTTCCAGACAATAGTTTACCAATTTGCGAGATCATCTTAACCTCAGCGTGTTTGTCGTGTTTGTCTTTGTATTTGATATATTCCTTGTTCAAGCTTACTGGCTCAAACTTAGTATAATAGCCTAACATACCATCATCATAACCATCTTTCATTGTGGTTACTTTATTAGTTGATATATGCCATCTATTATCTTTAAATATATAAATGTATTCAATATGGATATTACCAACCATAGAGTTCATATATAACCATTCAGTTCGATAGGTCTTAGCAGGATCTTCTTTTCTATCCCAATCGCGACCGTAAAAACTACATTGATCAATAGTTTCATCCAGATAACTGGCGTCACCATGATTAAATAATAGTTCTGCAAGATCGCGTTTGTTATAATTGTCCACTAGCATATGACCTACGCCGTAGGGATAGCCGTCCGAGTGTACATATATAACTTTTACTTTTTTTGTTTTTGGATCTTCTATTGCTATGTTTGATCTTGTACTCATTTGTCCTCTCTTTCTTTTTGTATCTTATATTATCCCAGATCTAATGTCAAGCTTTATTTTGCTTGTTGCTTGACGCTTGTAGCTTAATTCCTGATCCCAGATCTAGCAGTAGGCGTATATGTTCGCTTATTTATACGCTACTAGTTATTTACTAACTACTAGATCAGGGATCAGCATCTTTGGGTATTACCTATCTTGCGACAGTACCAAAGATTGCAACTGATCCCAGATCCAACAGCTATATGCATATATTGTCACGAATCGACAACTATTGGATCAGGGATCAGTGATCCCAGGTCTATTGATATGATGGAAATCATCAAATGGTATATCCAATTTCGGCGCCTTGAACGATACCAATAGACCAGGGATCAGTAGTGGGCATACGTTCCCACTAACAATCCCATTCGTTAATTCTTTATATGATCCGTTGCATTATCACTATGAGTTTTTAACTGTTCCAATTCTTCTTTTAATCTATTAACTTCTTTTTGGTTTTTATTTACTATGTCAATCAATTGAGTTGATTGTGCCATTAAGACAGTAATAACATCTAATATTCTTAATTGTCTGTTTGAGTTTTCTAAGTGTATAGTGTTTGAGTTGATCATGTTTTTTTCCTTTTGTTATTCATATCTTATATTATATGGGAGTAGAAGTCAAGCGATAAATAAAAATTTTAGGGCTTGACACTTAATTATATTCCTATATAATCCCAGATAGAAAGAGAGGACAAATATGCAACCATTAAGAAAAGATCACGTTGAGTTTTATAAGGACTTGACTAATAAAAAGTTTGATAAACAACAGGACGTGATAGAAAGTGAAATCAACAAAGACGCTCAAGTCATTGTTGATAAGAAAGGAAGTAGTTTTGCTAAAGAACTTGGTTTAGAAAGTAAGATCAAGGAACTTGCAAAGAAAGTCAATAAGTTAAAAGACTTTCAAGATCGCAAAGCTAGTATTGAACATGGCTTGACGCTTGAGGCAAATCAAATAGCCGATGATATCAAAGATCAGTTTGATCGTTTAAGTAAAGTAAGAAAGTGGGAAGATACATCTATTAAAGATATAGATGTTAAAAAAGACAACCCTATTTCTTATGTTGTGAAAGCAATCAAGGACGCTTGTTATGAAGAAGCAGAAAGATTTATTAGAAGCAAGCATAAGTTGTACCACGCTTTAGAGAATAAGCGTGAGCGTTGCTTAACAATCTTACATACAGGCAGTCATATTCAACCGACATTAACCGAGTTGAGTAAAGAAATGAGTACAGCCAATATCAAGTTGGATATACCAACAGCATTATTATCTTTACCTAGTAAATAAATAAGTCTTGACATCTGGGGTTATATAACATATAATCCCAGATAGAAAGCGAGGAAATATGAAAGCAGAAAAAATACAACAACTACTAAATGAATATCCAAAGTTTGTTATTTCTTATTTTGCTAAAAAACACGGCAAGGTAATTAATAGACAAGGAACATGGACAAAGCCAAATACAGATACACAAGGAAAGCATTTTGTAGCTGGTGGCAAGGACATTTTTGTCTATTGGGATTTAAACGCTGAACCTAATGACAATGGCAATAAATGGAGAAAAGCAACAAATCCAATTAATGTAGTAAGCGAGGTGGCATAATGATTGATAAAGATTTAATGCTTTCCGATAGTGATATCGGAAAGCGAGTTTTTGAAATAGAGCATGAAGTAACCTATGTTGTTAAAACTCAAGTTATCGCAAAAGATGATGATGAGGCTTTTAACAAATATCTTGAATGTAATGAAACAAGAAATTGTGAGGGGTATAATGGTAAACATAATGGCTTTGATATTGCGTCAAGTACAAAAGAATATTCAGAACTTAAAGGAACTAAATTAATTGGAACTATCCAAAAGGAAGATGACAAAGATGATGATAGTTTGTTAGAGGTTGCCTATGTATAATATTCTTTTATATGTTGGATTGTTTTTTATTGTTGGTGGATTTAGTTTGTTCTTATATTCCGAGCATAGATTAAGACAATTAGATATAGAACAATTTAAAAACGAGCAATTAACTAAATCATTTATGAAAGCCAAAGAAAGAGAGGTTAAATGATTAACCTAGACCATATGTTACAAGATAGAAAGCGAGGAAGTATGAGCAATAAAAAAGATCAACAATGGAACCAATATCATGCGACTAGATTGAATTTAATTCAATCAATAGAAAGCCACATGAAATCTATTGAGTTAGTTAATGTTTATAACAATGGTTCAAATAAAGATATCCCATTAAATACAAGTGGAGATCACTCATTAATGAACGAGCATTTAGGAACTATTGAAATGGATAAGTTAAAAGAGAAGATCAGTAAGTAATCAATTTAGGCGTGTTGCTTTCTGCGACACGCCCTCGCAACTTCATAGAGGTACCAAGTCCAATCCCAAAAAAGTAAAGCACGAAGTACCTTAAATCCTTATGATGTAGTTAAGTAACTTAATTTATGTATAAATTATGTTGATTTAGACAGTTAGAGAGGTTAAAAAACGTTTTGGTACCATAAGAGTAACTTATGCTTGATATAAAAAATATTATAAAAAAATTACAGGTTGAAAACCTGCCGCCAGACACTAGACGCGAGTTGAAACGTTATTTGGTTCAATTAGACCGAAAACAAAAACATACTCAAATTTGTGATGACTTTCTAACTTTTGTAAAACACATGTGGCCCGATTTCATAGAGGGGTACCATCATAAAATTATTGCAGAAAAATTTAATAAATTAAAAGCTAGAAAAATTAAGAGACTCATTGTGAATATGCCACCCAGGCATACAAAATCTGAGTTTGCCTCTTTTTTACTTCCTGCGTGGATGATTGGTAACAATCCAAAATTAAAAATTATTCAAGCAACTCACACCGCTGAACTAGCGGTAAGATTTGGTCGTAAGGCTAAACACTTAATGGACAGTGAAGAGTACAAAGAAGTTTTCCCAACAAGACTCATGGAAGATAGTAAAGCCGCTGGTCGCTGGGAAACAGCACAGGGTGGAGAGTACTTTGCAGTTGGTGTTGAAGGTGCGGTAACTGGAAGAGGTGCGGATCTATTAATTATAGATGATCCTCACTCGGAGCAAGATGCTATGTCGAAGAAAGCTTTAGACCGGGCGTATGAATGGTACACCACAGGACCACGACAAAGACTTCAACCCAATGGAGTAATCGTTTTAGTTATGACGAGATGGAATAAAGGAGATTTAACAGGACGTTTACAAAGCGCACAAAAAGAACCTAAAGCAGATCAGTGGGAAGTGGTGGAGTTTCCAGCGATCATGCCGTCAGGTGAACCCGTGTGGCCAGAATACTGGGAATTGGAACAGCTGTTATCAGTTAAAGCTTCCGTGGCGTTGCCTAAATGGAATGCGCAGTATATGCAGAACCCAACTTCTGAGGAAGGCGCTTTAATTAAAAGGGAGTGGTGGAAGAAGTGGCCAGAAGATAGAGGAATCCCAAAATGTGATTACGTTATACAGTCTTACGACACCGCTTTTATGAAAAAAGAAACCGCTGACTTTTCAGCCATTACCACCTGGGGAGTTTTTCGGGATAATGAGGATTCTAAACCTAATATGATTTTACTAGACGCTGTTAAAGAGAGATTTGAGTTCCCTGATTTAAGACGAGAGGCTTTAAAATTATATAAATATTGGGAACCTGAATTAGTTTTGGTTGAAGCTAAAGCTGCTGGACTACCACTCACATATGAACTTCGAAATATGGGAATCCCAGTTATTAACTTTACGCCGAGCCGTGGAAATGATAAGCATAGTAGAGTGAACGCAGTTTCACCTTTATTTGAAGCTGGACAGATTTGGGCTCCGACCCATCTGCAATTTGCACAAGAAGTTATGGAGGAATGCGCAGCATTTCCTTATGGCGAACATGATGACCTTGTAGATAGTACAACGCAGGCTGTTTTGAGATTTAGACAAGGTGGATTTTTGGGTCACCCGGAAGACTACAAAGACACACCTAAACCAATGGATGTTAAGGAGTACTATTAAATGATGAAAAACCCCACATTAACCAAAAACATGAAACACGTAAAATGGAAATCAATTCCACCTGTAAAGGGACCAGATCCTAGAGGCTTGCTTAAAGATCCAAAACAAGATAAACCAGATCAATTGGAGAAAATACATGGCAGAAATAGATAAGGGCTTACCTAACGTAAGACAAAGCGTTACTATCCCTTCACCGCAACAACAAACAGAAGTAGCAACAGAGATACAGGAATCTATGCCCTCTCCCGAGAATACGGAGATGACAGAAAATGAAGATGGTTCGGTAGATATTAATTTTGATCCTATTGGCGCATCGCCGGAAGGAAGTGAAGACCACCATGCGAATTTAGCCAATTTACTACCAGATTCTATTATAGATCCCATCGGTTCAGAACTCTTTGCCAATTACACAGATTACAAAGCATCCAGAAGAGAATGGGAAAGATCATACACTCAAGGACTAGAACTTTTAGGTTTTACATTTGAAAACAGAACCAGACCTTTCCAAGGAGCAAGTGGTGCTACTCACCCCGTTTTAGCGGAAGCTGTAACACAATTTCAAGCGCAAGCTTATAAAGAATTATTACCCTCTGATGGTCCTGTTAGATGTCAAGTTTTAGGAAGACCAAGCAGAGAAAAACAAGATCAAGCTGTAAGAGTTAAAAATTTCATGAATTATCAATTAATGGATGTTATGAAAGAATTTGAACCGGAATTTGATCAGATGTTATTTTACCTGCCACTTGCAGGTTCAACTTTTAAAAAAGTTTATTACGACGATTTATTGGGACGAGCTGTATCAAAGTTCGTCACTGCAGATGACTTGGTGGTTCCGTATTCGGCTACCTCATTAGAAGATACGGACGCCATTTGTCATGTTTTAAAAATTTCAGAAAATGATTTGCGTAAGCAGCAAGTTTCTGGATTCTATAGAGATATAGAATTAGGAAAAC